GCAATCTTCTGCGTCAAACTGCTCTTGACTCTATTCAAGGTCGCGCACCAAACCAAGTCTTTGGACCAGTTGTCTCGATCCCAGAACTTGAAGCATTGATTAGCAATTGGAGTTTTTTCGAAACAAATATTCACAGTAAATCATACAGTCACATTATTCGTAATGTATATGGAGTACCTAAAGAAGAATTTAATAAAATTCACGACACGGCTGAAATTGTGGACATGGCCGCTAACATTGGACGCTACTATGAAAATCTGCACGTTCTTAATTGCCGCAAAGAATTGGGTGAAGAAATTTCTCTACACGATCACAAGAAAGCGATTTGGCTGGCACTACACGCGAGCTATGCATTGGAAGCATTCCGCTTCATGGTATCATTTGCCACCTCACTAGCCATGGTAGAAAATAAGATCTATATTGGTAATGGTAACATTATTAGTTTGATCTTACAAGATGAATTATTACATGCGGAATGGACTGCTTGGATTATTAATAATGTTTACAAAGACGATGCAGACTTTGTACAGTTATCAAGCGAGTGTGCTGAAGAAGTATATGCTATGTATATGGAAGTTATCAAAGAAGAAAAAGAATGGGCGGAATATTTGTTTAAGCTGGGTCCAGTTATTGGACTTAATGCTAACATTCTAAAAGACTTCGTTGATTATACAGCGTTTAATAGATTGAAAGATATTGGTATCAAATATCTAGGGGAACATCCTAAATCTAGTCCAATCCCTTGGTTTAATAAACACGTAAACATTAATAAAAAGCAAACAGCATTACAAGAAAATGAAAGTACTAACTATGTCATCGGTGTTATGAGTGACAATGTTAGATACGACGAGCTACCAGATCTATAAGGAAAATAAAAATGACAACTGCAATTGTATGGAGTAAGTACCACTGCCCTTATTGCGATCAAGCAAAGGCATTATTAAAGCAAAAAAATATCCCCTTCGTAGAAAAGAAAATTGGTGACGGATACACTAAAGAAGAATTATTAGAAGCAGTGCCTAACGCTCGAACGGTGCCACAAATTTTTATTGATGAGCAGTTAATTGGTGGCTTCACTGAATTAAAGGCACATCTAAATGGCTGATGATTTTGATAAACTTAAAAAAGCATTAGAACAAATTAAACCTGCTGAATTTGAATGGACAAGTGATTCAAACGATATGGGATTTACTGCACAGGAAATTGGCGATGTGTTAGATGATACTATCAGTATAGATACTTCGTTATGGGGGTCTGGTACAATTAATATTAATACTACAGGATCATATACTATTGGTGCCGCTGGTTCTTATTTGTACAACGGTAGTAACGGATCTTCAATGTGGAGTACCGCAGTAGGAACAAATACGCCAAGTATAAAAGTAACAGGCAATGCAGAATTCGAAGAAGATGTAAAAATTAAAGGTATTAGTGTTTTGAAAACGCTTGAAGATATTAATCGTCGATTGGCTATACTTGTACCGGACCCTGCAAAGTTAGAACATTTTGAAGCATTAAAGAAAGCCTACGAGCATTACAAAACTTTGGAAGCACTTTGCCAAGTGCCCACCAAAGATGACAACTCCTAATTCTGCTAAGGGTCGTGATAGTTACGACTCAACCAGTACTGGTGCGTTAATTCCTTTTCTTAATAGGAATGTAACCCCGTATGCTACCGAAGCAGGCAGTGTAAAATTTGAGATAGTCCCTGTTACTAAACAGAAAGACTTGATGATCAACCATGCTAGGATGTTTGCCCAGCAGGAATATGATCGTATTATGGAATTAGTTACTGTGCTAGAAAAACAGGCACAGCAGATTAAACGCAGACTAGAAGTTACGGATGCTGTCCATGGGGCAGTTTATCAGTTTCAACCAGTAATGGGTAATATCTATTGGTTAGTGTGGGACAAGCGAAAGCAACATACTCTGCTAACTCAAAATGGGCCAAATGGGTGGTCCAGTAGTCCTCCAGAGGATTACGAATATATGGCACAAGTCAAGTATATGGGAGACCATACTTGGTTAGAATTAAATTAAAAAGGACTAGAAATGCTATTAATAAATAAAGGATATAAGCAAGGAGATGTAGTTAGTTTAAAACTAATTAATAGTGACGAACTCATTGCTGAATTTGAAAGCGAAACAGACGAGGTAATTAAACTGCGCCGTCCGTTAGCATTGACTATGAATGCACAAGGATTGGGAATGATGCCCTGGATGATACTAGGTAGTGATGAATTTATTACATTAAGTAAAACCCATGTAATGGCAGTAAGTGCCAGCAAGCCTGATGCGGCATCGCAGTACACACAGGGTACAACAGGGATTGCATTAAAATAAATTATGGCCAAAGAACTAGTACACACGTATGCAACATTAACGCTGGATCCAAATCAGCTCTTTTCTATGAAAGGAATTTCGGAGACACTCTTTAAGATAACTCCGAACGACCCATCGTTAAAAGTCATTGGTGTGGACTTCACGTTAATTGGATTACAATGCAAAACTATTGGTATTATTGACCCAGTTAAAGAATTGCAAGAGGCGGCTTCTAGGATTTATGACTACGCTATGAAGGCTATATTGCAACCTATTTGGACTGCACTATATAGTTTGTATAACGCATTAAAAAGATTTGGGCTTGCAATTATAGATCTTAAACTACCTGTACTGGACCTGCACATTAGTGATTTGTTTAATCCAAATTTATATGAGACAGTAGAAAAGGCTGTTAAAGGTCTTTATAAAACAGCCAAAGATAAAATTATTGCAATTTTGAATACCTTGGGTATTCCTTATCCATTGTTTAAAAATATCAACAGCCCAGAAGAAGAGATTCGTTATCTTATAAAACATATCTGTGCCAGTCTTTGGGATCAGTTAATGAAAAAAATTAATTTGATCAAAGATCTAATTCAACAAGGTTTAAGAATTTGGGATCTTATTGTTTACAAAACAGTGGTGTGGAGTGAGGTTTGGAAAGAGACAATCAAATCTGTATTAAAGACAGTATTGAATTATCTTAATAATCCGCCTAGTATTGCTGATATTAAAAAATATTTAGAAACATTTGCTAAAAAAATATTGAACAAAGCCGAAGTCACAGCTAAAGAAATTTTAAGCGTGATTAAAAACTTCGAGATTAAACCATTTGGAAAACCATTTGATTGGGTATTTCCAATTAATCCAAAAATAAACTTCCCAGAAGTAGACTTTAATCAAATACTAGGTGATATCAAATTATGGCTTAATAATTTTGTTATGAATCTAATTCAGCAATTTATTAAAATAGTAAAACGTATACTGAGTATTTTTGGCATCACTATCAACCTTCCCAAAATATCAATACCCATCTCAGTCTGCGCCTACAAATTTACCTAATTGTGTCAACGCAATCTAGGTCTAAGGCGTTAAATATATATGTCCAGGAAGGTAAACCAACATAGTTGGTTGCTAGGGTGAGAGGCCCTAAGGGCAGGCGGGGCCCGTTCATGCTTTTTGGATTCCGTCATTAATATGGAGATAGCTATGAAAAAATTACTGGCAGTTTTTATACTATGCGCTGGAATGGGTAGTTGTGTTACACAAGCCCATGCTCAGTGGCATCATCACGGTGGGTATTATAGAGGTGGATACGGCACCTGGGTCGCACCATTGGTTATTGGCGGCGTAATTGGCTATGAAATTAATCGAGCAAATCAACCCGTGGTTGTCCAGCAACCTCAGGTAGTGTATACACCGACCCAACCAACAGTCCAAGCCGCACCATATGGATACCATTGGCAAGAAATGATAGATCCGCAAACTGGTTTCCGTAAAATTGTAGCAGTCCCAAATTAAATTTGACATTGTACGATAAATATTGTACAATTGAAGTTATTGCTGTATGAAGCAAAGAGAAAAGTGTTCTGGACGCGGGTTCGACTCCCGCCAGGTCCACCATAAGGAAGTTTGATGATTTTACAAGATTTAGAATATATTTTCAAGCCGCAAGTTGACGAAGGTACAACCAAGTTGTACTTTATGTTGATAGATGGTGAGCATACGATGATGGAACGACACAATGCTAGTGATATTGAATCATTAGTTCCAATGTTAGATTCATTTCAATATGCTGGTACAGAAATTCGTATTCCTCGTTTTATAAAGTAAGTTTTCTTATGATGGGCCTGCCATGGTTTCGACAGGGCAAAGAGTAACAGAGTGGACAGCTCGGGAAAGCAGAACCCGTAGGATTGGGGTAACCCGGTCGTAGAAGCAAAACCTATAGACGCAAACGATGAAGTTTACGCATTAGCGGCTTAAAAACCGCTTAGGGCAGGAAATGCCTCGTAACAGAAACAACCAAAAGCACCTTCGGGTGCTTTTTATTTGACTGTTAAATCAGTCTTTCAATGGTTGCTGGTGTTTAGTAAGTGCTACCCAATGCCACACGACGCCAAGTATTGGTTGCTATACAGGTATAAAAGTAATTGGCATCATAGCTGGTTTGTCCCGCTACACCGTATGCGTTCGATGCT